GGACCAAGAAAGTGCCGTCAACTGGACCCCTGCGGTAACCAACCAAGCGGGTAGCCTTCGTCTGTCCCACGGTTCAAGAATTGAAGCTGCCGCTCAGGTACGCCAAGAGTTCTTGGTGTGGTCTGACACCGCCCTGTACTCGCTTCAGTACCTCGGCCCCCCGATTGTTTGGGGTACTCAACTTCTGTCTGACAACACTTCAATCGTAAACGACAGAGCCTGGGCTACCGGGGCAGGCGTTACTTATTGGATGGGTAACGGTAAGTTTTACCGCTATGACGGGCGGGTGGAAACGCTTGTCTGCGATCTGCGGCAGTATGTGTTCAGTGATTTCAACACTAATCAAACTGAGCAAGTCTTTAGTTCCACCAACGAGCAGTTCAATGAAATTTGGTGGTTCTACTGCTCTGCAAGCTCTACGGTTGTGGACCGATATGTGATCTACAACTACGTTGAAAAGGTCTGGTACTACGGGAATCTTGGAAGAACCGCTTGGATTGACACCAGCATTGCCAGCGATGTGCCGATGGCAGTTGACTACAACCGGCGCTTGCTCAATCACGAAACTGGGGTGGATGACAACGCGACATCTACAACGCTTCCCATTGAGGCGTACATCACTTCGTCAGAATTTGACATTGACGATGGGCACAATTTTGGGTTTGTGTGGCGGGTTATCCCTGACGTAAATTTTACGGGGTCTACCGCTGCCAGCCCGACGATGAACTTGACGCTGCTTCCTCTGCAGAACTCAGGCTCAGGGTATACCCGAGGCATCACGCCCGTTGCGTCTGTGACTTCGGACATGTCAGTGGCGGGTGAGAATTCTTACCCGGTCATCAGGAGTACAACGATTCCTGTGGATCAGTACACGGGCCAAGTCAATATCCGGGTGCGTGGAAGGCAGATGTCCATTAAAGCGGCATCTGATCAGATCGGAGTGCAGTGGCAGTTGGGTTCGCCCAGAATCGATGTGCGTGTAGATGGACGTAAATCGTGACTATCTGGTCAACCATTATCAAGCGCTTTCGAGCGCCGCCGCTGCCCAAGCCTACGCAGGATTACGACAAGGGGTACTTGGATAACCTCGTCAACATCCTTCGCCTGTACTTCAACCAACTAGACAACCTGCTGGAGCAGATCGTGACTACAACAGGAAGCGCTGTCCCAGTTTCCATCGGCGGGACAAATGTTGATGCCTTTGGGCGGGTACGTGTAAGCGCACCATACACTATCTTTGACTCTCAAAACCGTTACGCTATTGACAACCAATTTGACACGAGCACGGCCACTGGAGGGTCAACCACGTACCTGCCCAACGAATCATCGGTGCGGATTGATGTCACCACTTCCAGTGGTTCTGAAGTTGTAAGACAAACTTACAGGTGCATGCCGTATCAGCCGGGTAAGGGTTTGTTGTGTTTGGCTACGTTCGTCATGAACTCCCCCAAGACCGGGCTTCGCCAGCGGGTGGGGTACTTTGGAACCCAGAACGGCGTGTTTATCCAGCAATCAGACAGCACTGTCTCGTTTGTTCTGCGGTCTTACATCTCAGGTTCTGTCAGCGATGCGCGGGCGATCAACCAAGCAGACTGGAACGGCGACAAACTTGATGGCACTGGTGTATCAGGGTTTACCCTAGACCTGACCAAAGCACAAATTTTGTGGATGGACTTTGAGTGGCTTGGGGTAGGTTCGGTTCGCTGCGGGTTCATCATTGACGGGCAGTACATCGTCTGCCACACGTTTGAGAATGCAAACGACATCACTTCTGTTTACATGACCACAGCAATTTTGCCGGTCAGGTACGAGATCACAAACACCGCAGCGACGGCCAGCGCTTCTTCCATGAAGCAAATTTGCTCCTCGGTGGTTTCAGAAGGTGGCTACGAGCAGACATCCATTGAGCACGTTGCCCGCAGGACAACGACCAGAACCTCGATCAGTACGACCTTTCTCCCTTTGGTGTCCATCCGGTTGGCTTCCACCGCGCTGAACGCAGTGGTGTTGCCTGTAAAATTTAACGTGATGCCGACCTCGACGGGGGATGACTTTGAGGTTATTCTGGCAAAGAACAGCACGGGTCTGACTGGGGCCTCCTGGGCTGCGGTTGCAAGTGACGCCAACGTAGAACAAGACACCTCTGCCACGGCCATGACGGTAGGCACCATCGTAGACCTGCAGTACGTGAAGGCATCAAACCAGTCCAGCGGGACGATCAACCAGCCTGCGGCGTACAACTGGGATCTTCAGTTGGGCTCTTCCTTGACGGGGACGAGTGATATCTATACGCTGGGCATCCGGGTGCTGTCGGGCTCCTCCGGTGCGGCCATCGGGTCTTTGACCTTCTACGATTTGACGCAGTGATACGAACATGCGGGCGCACACAGTTTACGGTTGAGGGCTAAACATGAGTACAGAATTTGTGTTTGATCCCACAAAGGTTAATTTTGGTAACCTGTTTCAGCCTGGAACTTTTGGCGGTGATAGTTATTGGAACTCCATTTTTAGTGGGCTTGGCATTGACACTTCAAAGCCAATGCCTTCTGTCACGGAATTTGTTCCTGCTCCGCCTCCGCCTATCGCCGCGCCTGAGCCTGCGCCACTTCCATATGCAGACCTGCAAAATCAAATTGCAGATTACTGGAATAAGGCAGGTATTGGCTATGACATTAAAGGCACAAACCGCGCCGCAGAACTAGCTGAAATTCTGTACCGCAATCAAATACAGAATCTTTCTGATCTAGGAAAATTTAGTGTCAAGCAGACTCCGTATGAAGAATCAGGATACTCTTCTTCAGGTGAGGGAGATCCAGGAAGTTTCTATACAACTACAAGAAATAGGGCACAGCTATCTCGTGACGGGCAACTGCTAGGGAGATTACCGGGAGTTGGTAAGGACGAAGTTATACCACTGGATTTTCTTCCTGAGCAGGCGGCAAACAGATTTACGCTTGCTAGTTCTTCTGCCGGTAAACGTGGTGGTGTCAACTATGACCTCATCATTGATGACAAAGGAAACATTCAAGGTCTCGTCCCGCAGTGGGAAGCTAGTGATAATTTTGCAGGTCTGCTTCCTGTGCTTGGCCTACTTGCCATGCCATTTACTGGCGGGCTTTCTGCCGCGCTGGGGGGTGGCCTTGCAGGAACAATTGGTGCCAACGCACTGATTCAAGGCGGGCTTGGTGGTTTAGGGTCGCTTGCTAGTGGCGGTGATTTCTTAGAAGGCGCATTGAAAGGCGGCGCAACAGGAGCGTTTACAGCAGGCATCGGTTCGCTTGTAAACCCAATAGCAAGTTCTATCGGTTCTGACGTATTTAACGCAACGGACAGCAAGTTCCTCAGCGATATTGCTTCCGGTGCGGTAAAGGGTGTGCCGGGTGCGCTGATGTCTGGTGATGCCAGCAACCTATTGACGGGCGCTGTGACGGGAGCCGTGGGCTCTCAGGTGGGCAACGAACTCGGTTTGACACCCCAGCAGAGTCAAGTAGCCACAAACATCGCATCCAAGTTGCTACAAGGCGGCGACCTGAGCCTATCAGACATCGTTAAAATCGGTACTTCTTTTGCTCCCGGTCCTGCTATGCCCGGAACCACCGGGAATGAGATCACGGAAGGTTTCTTTGATCGAGATGGCCCAGGCTTTATGCCTACGGCATCTGAAACGGCAGTTGGAGGTGGCGCTGAGACTTCTGGCTTCTTTGATGCTGAAGAAGCGCAAGCGGTTCAGGATGACATTGATAGCTTGTTGGCTAGGTATCCTGAGACAGCGCCTTCTTTGGATGTCTTGCCTCCTGATCAAGGTATTGCAAGTCTGTTAACCGGCACGCAGAACACTCCGTATGTTTCAACAGGCAACGAAGGAGAGGGTTCGGACGAGGAATTTTATAGGAGTCTGTTAGCAGACACGCCGCCTTCTGAGGCGGTAGCCCCACAAGCGCCAGTCGCAGAGGCGGAAGATCTTGACGCCCTGTTGGCGTCTCTTGCACCAACGCCTGAACCGCTTCCACGGGGCAGCGACGACATTGACTCCCAACTCAACGAGTGGGTGCAGCAGCCCGTGCCTACCGCACCGGCTGTCTCTGCACGCCGAGACAGTTCGTGGCTAGGAAATCGTAGACGGGAATTTGTCGAGCCGGTTTCTTCCGCCGAGCAAGAGTCTCAAGCCGAGATGCCGGGTCAGACGGGGTACATGCCCGATTTTGCCCGCGCTCCTGTGGGGCCTGTTCAACCGGAGAGCGTGTACGAAGAAATTAACCGCTTGATGGCGCAGTACGCGAATGAGGGCTACGGTAGCAACTATGA